TGGACTAAATCTCCTAATGATAATGACATCTACAGACAATCTCTTGTTGGTATTAACTTCTCAACAGATAGAGATCCAGTAGAAGCATTGGAAGTTGAAGGTAACATTCATATTACTGGTCAACTAGAAGCAAATGGGGATAAGCAATGGTTGGATGACTATGGTGTTATCAAATCTAATAGAGATTCAATCAGTGCTAATGCAACGGTTCCAAATAACACCAACGCATTCTCATTTGGACCTATCGAAATCACAAGTGGCGTTACTGTCACTGTAGATAACGGTGGTAACTGGACTATATTATAAATAGATTTGATAAATAAAAGTACGCGGAAACAAGTCATAGGGTAATTATGTCACAATTAACAGTTGGTACTGTCGTCACTGGGGCCGCTAGTTTAAGCGGAACAGGACTTCGGTTGCCGTCATACACAAATTCCAATAGACCTGGTTCTCCTAATACAGGACAACTGATCTGGAACTCTGATGAAGGCAAAGCCCAAATTTGGGGTGGTAGTGATTGGGATGACGTTGGTGGTGGTATTCCTGCTCCAACTGATGTCACAAGAGGATCTTACCTCGTATCTGATGGTAGTAACGGTGTATTCTGGGCATACCCAGGACAGACAGTTGCATCTGCTCCTTTAACAGGATTTAGATACAGAAGTTTGATTACACATGGTTATCTGATTGCTGGTTATAAAGGATCTAATCCTTGGAGAACTGTTAATAAGACTTGGCACGCTAATGACATTACGTTCTATTGTGGAGAACAACTTGACCGCGCATTAACATACGCTGACTGTACTTGGAGTGATTACTTCGGTTATGGTCATGGATGTGTTAACTCATTCACTGGAAACTCTAACCACACATGTTCGATCAACCTCCATACTGGAATGAGACGAATGTTTGGTACTTCAGGATCAAACCCTGGCGGTGGTACTTATTCACCTTCTAACTATGGTTGGGAAGGAGATGATCCACGAGGTGTTATGGGATATGGTACTGTTGGTGGTTGGAACATGCCTGTTTCTAGGGATAGAAACTCATGTGCTACTGCACAAGTACAACAGCATGGATATAACTTAGGTGGAGGAAACTCTGCTGTAGGTAAGTTACACTTCCCAACTGAAATCATGTATCAGGCAGGTAACTCACCTTCTGGTTCTGACCACACTGCATCATGTGGTGATGAAGATAGAACATGGGCATCATTTAGAGGAAGTAGATACTACTGTAATCATTCTAACGATAGTTGGGGTGGTTGGTCTTCTAACGCTGCACCTGACGGAGTTTGTAAACCACTTCCTTCCAAGTATGGACATTTCTACTGTGGAACTGGTAACAACGTTACATCTCCTTGGACTAAGTATAATGGTTCAAGTGGAAATGGTATTAAGAACGGAACTAAGGTTCGTGCTTATGGTGAAGAGAACATGCAGATGGGACAAGACAAAGGATATATGATGGGACAATACGACGGTCAGCAGAACAACCACACTACGAAGTGGGATTATTCAACTGACGTTGAGACAAACATGGGACCAGCAACAAGACCTAAAGGTCATTATGGTCAATCATCTGGTGGATGTGCTTCAGCTGCCACCGCGTTAACCGCATTACAGGCACAATAATGAGATACATAATCGTAAACGAAAAAGAGATCGACCAAGCTCAGTTTGTCAATGTTTCAGAGACATTAGACGAAAGGATGCATTACCATGCGATCTTTCAGTTAATGCATTTTTCATGTATAGAAGTAACTGAAGAAGTGTTCCAAGTAATCTCTAAAGAGTGGGAACACAAGTTTAAAGAGATTACTAAAAAACAAGCTATTAACGGATCTAACTTTTTCGGTGAGACTAGACCTTTTGGTAAGGTAATGGCAACAGTCAATGAACAGGGTGTTGCTCAAGCATGGACTCCTGCTGGTGGTATTCTTAAAGTTCCTGTAGAAATGACAGATGAAATTAAGAAAGAAGTCATTGAATTCATGTATGTCTTTGCAAAAGAAATTATTGAAGACGAGTTCAACGTAAGAATTAAGAATCTAAGAGATACATCTGATTTGGAAGTTGCTTCTTGGGAAATACAAAAGCATGAAGCAAGAGAATGGTTAGCATTCAAAGGTGCAGATGGACATAAAACACCTTTCCTTGACTACCTTGCTACAGAAAGAGCTATAGAAAAGAATGTATTAGCAAATAAGATTTTAGAAAAGGCAGAAGCATATCAAGATCAACTATCTACAATGCTTGTTTCTTATCAAAAACTATTGAAAAAGTTTGAAGAATGTGATACAATATGGGACATAAATATATTGTATGAAGATCACATCGGTATTATGTTGCCACAATCACAGGCAATTGAAATGGGTCGCACCAAATCTGATACTGACTGGGATCGTAAACCAGAGTATGAGGTAGAAGCATATGTCTTTAAATTCTAGTCTGACAACTAGTAGTGATCCTAACAAAACGCGATTAGATTATAACGCAGAGTTATCGGATATTATTGCTGACGTAAATAATATAGTCAGTAGTGAAACAGGTGAAATTAACCTAGCAAAATCATTCGTTAATGAATTTGATTTTGATGATAATGACTTTGATATTCTAGTAGGTTCAATGCGCTTTAATAGCGGTATGACTAGATTTCAATGTGAGCATTTTGTGGCAGACTCACAAATTACTCCTTGGAGAAAAGTCCGTCAAGCATTGATGGAACTAGAAACTAGATATCATGCTTATATGGAAAATAGGCATAGTCTTAGAAAAGCAGAATTACTTAGAAAGAAATTCCTTCGTTCTATTGAGAATGTAGAAGCAGAAGGTGGAGATGATATTGATGCTGGATTTATTCAGATTGATTTAGAGAAAAATGATTATGACATTGGTATCTGGAGAAGAAAACTCCGTCAGTCAGAATTGGAGTTAAAGTACTTCTTGGATATTGTTAAAAAATATGTTGATGATGATCATCCTCTAGAGTATTTCTTAACAGAACATGAGGCTGAGGAGAAGACTTATTGGATCGCGAGAATGGGCAAGCAAGCTGCTATGGATATTATTTCCTATGGTAGAATTGGTGCTGGTAATATGACTTCTATTTTAGATATGCCTGAAGAAGATCAGGTTGCATGTCTAGAAGTAGCAGTTCAATTCTCTGGAATGATAGGTGGTGGTGTTGATAAGATACAAAAAACTTTTGCTCCTGCTATTCAAGAGCAGTTAAAAGGTGAAGGTATTACAATGCCAAAGTTTTTAAGCCATAAATATTCAGGACAGCTACATTTGAAAGAGGGAACAAAAGATGCCGAATAGTCCTGGAGCAACATGGTCAGCAAGTGCTGAGAGATGGGAAGAGCTGTTACCTGTCATACACATGTTAGTATATGATCGGTACGCGCTCGAAAATAAAGACAAGGATCTTAACAGACCTGTATTGAGACAACTTGCAATTGATAACAAAGCTTTGTTATCAGATACTGCTAATGAACATATATTTGTGGAAAAAGTGATTAAAGATTATGGCGAAACATTTCTCAATCCCACTGAATACAAAACTTCCTGAAGAATTTGTAACACAATCATTTATTCCATTCCTGAAAGAATATAAGGATTATATTTACGACATATATTTTACGTGTCGTATGCCTCCTTTTCAGCAGGATGCAATGGGTGATGTAATAGATGGTGATGAAAGAGAAACTACATTCAATGCATTGTATGTTTCTGAACAAACTGGTATCCCTCTGTCAGCAACATTTAATAATATCCAGGTAACTCCTAATCAGAGAAATCTGGATATTTTTATTCAGAACTTTGCTCCTTTGTATGAAGCAGGTGTTAAAATTATCACCATTCCTCATACAACATGGGCGTTAACTGGACAGATACAGAAAGCATTTCCAGATATTTTTATTAAAAATACTATCCTCAGAGAAGTAACCAGAGCAAACGAGATAGTTAATTTAGCAAAGGCAGGATTCCATTATGTGAATCTTGATAGAGATTTAATGCGTGATCGTGATCAGTTAGATCGCATCATGAAGGCAAAAGCATATTGTGCTGAAATAGGTAAACCAGTTAAGATATCACTTCTTGCTAATGAATGGTGTTGGGGTGGTTGCCCTATCATGCCAGAACATTATCATTACAATATGGTGAGGGAAGAAAAAGATCCACAATATTTTAATGATTCAATTAGTAGGGTTTCTTGTTCTGGTTGGGATGAAAGAGATCCAGCAAATGCTTTAAAGCAAGCAACGATTCCACCTTGGAAAGAAGATTGGCAAGAGTTTCTTGATCTTGGTATAGATGTATTCAAGATGCATGGTAGAGAAAATGCTATGCGTTTAATGGAATCTATGGATATCATCAAGAGATGGTCTAGTGATGAGGAATTATTATATCCTCAATTTGATCAGTATATTGAAGATACTACACTAGAAGAAAAACCAATTGATATATGGAGAAACAAGATTAAGACTTGTAAGTTTGATTGTTGGGATTGTAATTACTGTGATTCTGTTGTTCACTCTAGAATGAAAAAGGGTGAAAGAACAATGGATCCTGATATTAAATTGGTGTTGGATTCTATTGAAAAGGCAGGAAGAAGAGAAAGTAATTTTGTAGAAGAAGGATATGATATACCAGGACTGTCATCTAATATTGTTAGACATTTTTTAAATAACTTATGTTCTAAAAAAGATGCAGTGTACTTGGAATTAGGTGTACATGCTGGTAGTACTTTTGTTGCTGCTACTATGAATAATGATATTACATCATTCTGTGTTGATGATTATTCAGAATCTAATATTGCACCTTTCCGTGAAAAGGATGCATGGGATGCAGGTAATAAAGTTATAGGACATGAAGGATATAAAGTAGAAAATCCAAAGAATACTTTACTTAGATCATTAAAACCAAATCAAATATTTTTACCATTAACTATCCAGAAATTATCTGAGAGTCATTTTAATGGTAAGAAATGTAATGTTATATTCTATGATGCTAGTCATGATCCACAACAACAATATGATAATCTGACATACCTCTATACAATTATGGACGATCAGTTTATAATAGTAATAGATGATGCTAATTTTATGGGTGTTGTAGAGTCAGCAAATATTTGGGTTAAAGAAAATGAACTAAAAGTTTTATTTGATAGAAAGATTCTTTCTCCTGTTCCAGAAGATCCTAACGGTTGGTGGAACGGTGTTCATATTATGGTTTGTAAAAAATGAATTGCTTCAGACATAGTTATCTAATTGTTCATTTAGATGACGACTTTTTTCCGCAGCTTGAAAAAGTAATTGAAAAGTATGATGATTATACAAGATGTAAGACTGAGCAATGGGATGGAAAAGAATATAATAGTGAAGATCATCCAGACAGAGAATCTAAAGCTTGTTGGATAGATGATAATGCTGTATATCCATTGGTAGATGGATTAGTTAGATTCGCAAATTCAAAAGCAGAATGGAATTTTGATATTGATTTTATAGAACCACTCCAGAATACATTGTATGAGAAAGGAGATTTCTATGATTGGCATATTGATGAATCAAATTGGTCTCCTGGTAAAAGACAGAATGGTAGAGTAAGGAAGATTAGTTTTACTATATTATTGAATGATGAATTTGAAGGAGGAGAGTTTGAGATTTTTACAAATGAGAAACATGTGGTAGAATTGAAAAAGAAAGACATCATACTATTTCATGCTGATACACCACACAGAGTGAGAGAAGTTACTTCTGGTGTTAGGAAATCATTAGTAGGATGGACGCAAGGACCAGCATACAAATGAACTTTATTAAAGAATATCAACTGAAGGATCTTAGTATCTGTGATAGTCTCATAGATCTATTTTGGAAAGCTGATAAGAATGATCTCACTTATGCTGGTAGAGTAGGTGGTGGAAGTATAATACCTGATATTAAAAAGAGTAAAGATTTTATGTTGGGTGAAGGAGGTAGTCTTGGTAAACCTGATGATTTTAAATATGATAAGTATTCAAATGAATTGGATGGGTTTATTGCTTCTTATCTTGATGATTTAAAAATTGAGAACTTAGAGTTTGTAATGAAACATCTACCACAGATTCAATACTACAAACCTGGAGATGGTTTTTATACATGGCATGTAGATGCTTCTGGTTTGGATGGATGTGATAGAGCATTTGTGTTTATCACATATCTAAATGATGTTCCTAATGGTGGTACTGAGTTTTATTATCAAGACTATACTACTAGAGCTTTAAAAGGTAATACAGTTATATTTCCTGCTGGATTAACTCATAAGCACAGAGGACAAATCTCTGAGGAACATGAGAAATATATTATTACAGGATGGTTATGGTGGGCTGCATGAATCAACCAATAGTAATTTATGATGTCCTTCCAAGAAATGAAATAGATATTTTATATCAATATTTTGATCGTAAGTCACCTGCTATCAATAGTCTTGCAACATGGACATATAATAATGCATCTTATGGAAAGGGTGATCCTATATCATGGCAACATCCATTAAGAACAGATTTAATTTTTGAAAAGTGTGCTACTACAGTTAAGTTAAAGATGATGAAACATCTTAGAAGGCCATTAAAGTTATGTAAGATACATGTTAATGGACAAACTGCTGGACAGGATACAGTATTTCATAGAGATTTTCAGGAAGATGATGTATGGACATTCATTTATTTTAATCAACATTATTGGAATATAGAATGGGGTGGTGAGTTTGTTGCTCAAAGTCCTGATGGTGTTTATCATTACACACCATACATACCAAATACAGGTGCATTTATTCCTTCTAATTGGGAACACAAAGGACATCCTCCTAATGATTTAATTGGGAATGATATAAGAACAACCATTGCGTTTTCTTTTTGTGATCCCAAGATCCATTCTCATATAATAAGTCAGACAACTAGAAAATGGTATTAGGTATTAAAGAATATCCATGTCAATTAGATAATGATGAGTTAGATACTCTGATAGATTTTATTGATAATATTAGATACCAAAGTAATCCTACTGTTGTTAAGACAGAAGATAATTTTTTAGATTATGATCTACCAGTAATTCAGAAATTGAGATGGTCATATTATGATTCATGTTCTAGATATTGGGATATGGATGTATTTGATTTTAAAATAAATTCTTGGATATATGTTGACTGGAAAGGAAATAGTAAAGAACCATATATGCACGCTCATAATAGTGAGAATCCATACACACTTTCTGGTATAATGTATCTAAAATTTACAAACTCATCTGGAACTACAATGTTTCCAATGCCAGGTAGGCCATCATATTTTTTACCAAATAAGATGTTAACTTGGTTTATATTTCCATCTAATCTTCCACATATACCAGGTAGAGGAATGGACAATGAAAAACGTTACTCACTAAGTGCAGATTTGTATTATGGACGATAGTATTAAAAAACAAGAGGCTTTAACTTTTGTTGCAGAGAAGATGCCAGCACCAATATATTCAGATCTTCGTGCTTACTGTGAGAAGAGAAGACATGATGAGGTGTGGGATTATAATTGGAAGTTAGCAGGTGCTCTAGATCAACAATCAAGTTTAAATGATCATAAATTAGAGTGTCCAGATTTAGAAGATTATTTGTTATTCAATACTAATAAGATATGGAATGACATATATTTGACATGTCCTTGGGAGTTTAATACTTGTAAAGATCCAACTAGGTATATGAAACTCAAGAGTTTATGGGTTAACTATCAGAAAAAAGGAGAATATAATCCTATGCATAGTCATGCTGGTATTGCTAGTTTTGTTATATTTGTTGATATACCATATGGATCTGATGAGAGAGATACTCATATGAGTAATGGTGGATTGCAGTTAGAGAAGGATGTATTACCATTAGATAGTTCATGGAATGGTACTCTTATTTTATTTCCTTCAACTACAATGCACGCTGTATATCCTTATTATTCTACAGATAAAGAAAGAATAACTGTAGCAGGTAATATTGCATGGGATGTGGAGGGGCCAGATGAAGAGCATTATTGATGATTGTATTGATAAGTCATATCAAAATACAGTAGAGGATACTCTTAGGTTTAATA